TGTCCTTCCGCAAAATCGCAGAATCAATTGGGTGCAGCGGTAGTGGCCTTGTCGATTGGCTTGAGGCAAATCATGGCGTACAGTACGCTAAATGTCTTGACCGTCGTTACGAAGGTCTTGCCAGAAGCATCATTGAGATAGCAGACCAACAGCCCAACATCCTAGAGAATGGAGCTACAGACTCCGGTGCAGTGGCTCACCAGCGATTAAGGATTGATGCCAGAAAGTGGATAGTCAGCAAACTTTTGCCTAAGGTCTATGGAGACAAGGTGACACAAGAGATAACCGGCGCAAATGGTGGCGCGATTAAAACTGAGATGGCTGTCTCCAGAAAGCTCTCCAAGGAAGAGATTCTTCTTGAGTTGGCTGCAAGAGGCCTACCAACAAGCGTGCTCATAGGAAAGAGCGGAGACGAAGAATGAGGCAAGGTCACCACCAACTCCCAGCGATGGCAAATACAATGCGCAAAACACAAAATTGGAGCACTATATGAGCCTCTCGATGCGAGACATCGACCTTATAGAGCAGCTCATCCACATTGAGTGCAATGAAAGCTTCTTTGCGTACAGAAAGTTCCTTCACCCTTCACTTAAGACAGGATGGTTTGTTGAGTCAATCAGCCAAGACTTCCAAGACTTTTATGACGACCTTGTTGCCGGAAAGCGCCCATCACTAGCAGTTTCAACGCCTCCGCAGCACGGGAAAAGTTCAGCCGTTGTTGACTTCGTGTCTTGGGTTGCAGGAAAGAATCCCAATCTTCGCGTGATATTCGCTTCTTTCAGCAGCAGGCTTGGCGAACGAGCCAACTTACAGCTGCAAAGGATATACGACAGCAAAAGATACAAAAGACTTTTCCCAGAAACAACGATAAGCACAGTCGGAACGCCAAACACATTCGGCGCGACACGAAACAGGGAATTGCTTGAATACATCCACAAGGACGGTTACTTCAGGAACACGACAACTGGTGGTGCTGTAACCGGCGAATCAGCCGACTTGGTCATTGTGGACGACCCTGTTAAGTCTCGTCAGGACGCGAACAGTTCTATGATAATGGAGCGAACAGAAGATTGGTTCCACGACGACTTGATGACACGCTGCTCAGAAAATTCTGGCGTTCTCATCGTCAACACAAGGTGGTCTGTTCAAGACTTGGTCGGAAGGCTGACGGCAAAAGATAATCACGGGATAAAGACTGTGAACTACGAAGCAATTGCCACTCAGGACGAGGCACATCGCAATGCAGGAGAAGCGCTTTTCCCAGAACACAAGAGCATCGAATTTCTAAAAGCAGCCAAAGCTTCCATGGCCGTGTCTTCATTCGAATCCCTGTTCCAAGGCGCTCCGTTTGTCGCTGAAGGTGAGTTCTATAAGCCGGACATGATTGGCACCATCGAGGCTGTCCCTGTTGGAACGACATCCGTGCGTGCTTGGGACTTTGCCGCAACAAAGGATGGTGGCGACTGGACTGTCGGATTCAAGATGGGCAAGATGCCGGACGGAAGGGCTATAATCATGGACATAGCAAGAGCTCAGGTTGGACCAGAGGAAGTTCGTGTTATGCTGAAGAACTCAGCAGACAGGGACGGCAGAGACACACGTGTACGCATACCTCAAGACCCAGGACAGGCAGGCAAAGACCAATCCAAGTCGATGGTCACTCAGCTTTCTGGTTTCACAGTTGTTGCAAAGACAGTGTCAGGGGAGAAGACAATCAGAGCAGAACCATTTGCGTCTCAAGTCAACGTCGGCAACGTGGTCATGCTGAAGGCATCGTGGAACGACGAGCTCATAGAAGAGCTGCGCTCCTTCCCGAATGGCGTGCATGACGACCAATCTGACGCTGGAGCAGACGCTTACAACGAGCTATTTGGTGGTGGCACAGGCGCTGACTCGCTATTCGACTACATGAAAGAGCTGCACGAAGCTGCACGAAGCTGCGCAGGCAACAAACAATGACATAGATGCCTTTTGTCATAAATTCAGGCATAATAACGCGAAATCGAAAAGGGTACACAGATGAGACAGCATGAAAATGTTGGCAGGAACGACGTTACAGGTGATAAGTTGCGCTCAAAGACAGGCGACGCATCTGCATTCAGCAAAGGTTGGGACTTGCTTCAGGCAGGAATGAAGGCAGAACGTGAAGCAGCAGAGCGCCAGAAGGCTAAGAATGAAGAAGACAAGGCCAATTGAGATGGATGAAATCGACATCGCCAATGAACAAGCGGAAAAGATTCTCAAGTTCGAAGTGTCATTCAGAAAGCCAGCACCAAAGCTTCTCAAGCACGTAGGATTCTGTTACAACTGCGGTGAACCCTGTCATGGGGCATTCTGCGATGACACTGAGCACGATGGCGGTTGCCAAAAAGATTTCGAATTACGGTCAAAGGTGAAACAATGAAAGCAACCGACGCAATCAAGGAGCTGAGTGGGATTCTGTCCAAGGCCAACCCAACCGGCATCAACCAGTATACAGGCAAGGGCGCTGGCAGTGGACACAAAGCGCACGAAGCAAGTTCCAAAGCTGAGCAAGCAACAGATGTTGCCAGAAGCACAGGCTCTGCACTTCATCACGGCACAGCAATGGTTGCTCACCAAGATGCAGCCAAGAGCCATCGAGAGGCATCAGCAAATGCGAAGACAACCAATCGTCCAAACACTGCCGCTCAATATGAACGTACAGCCAAGTATCACGACTTTGAGGCTGCGCAGCATGAGCCACACATTGGCGGCAAATAAGGACACCAGATGAACAAGACACCACTAGACCAAAAACTCATTCAGCGTGTAACTGCTGGTGTCAAGTACGCGGTGACCGGCGTAGCACCCAACGGATTCTTCACCCCACAGCAGCCAACACAGCCAATGGCGCAGGAAACTGCCGATGGCCGTCAGTTCGATTACCGTGCTGGTATCAACGTTGCATTTCAACCGAAAGTCACTGAAGGCTCTGGCATCAGCTTCCAACAACTGCGCAGCATGGCAGACTCCTTGGACATTCTGCGTTTGGTAATTGAAACACGCAAAGACCAGATGAGTTCGCTCGGTTGGGAAATTGTTCCCAAGAAGGGTAAGAAGGTCGATGAGGCAGAGCTGGACAGAATCCAATCATTGATGCAACAGCCAACACCGGAACACGACTGGGACGAGTGGATGCGCATGCTGCTCGAAGACCTGTTTGTGCTGGACGCGGTTGCAATCTACCCTCGCAAGACACGTGGTGGTGGTCTTTATTCACTAGACCTCATTGATGGCGCGACAATCAAGCGTGTGATTGACGATGGTGGTCGTACGCCAATTGCTCCAGACCCTGCATACCAGCAGATTCTAAAAGGCATCCCAGCGGTTGACTACACAGCAGAAGAATTGATTTACAGAATGCGTAACCCTCGCACCAACAGGATTTACGGATATAGCCCTGTTGAGCAAATCATCATGACGGTTAACATTGCTCTACGTCGTCAGTTGACCCAGCTGCAGTATTACACGGAAGGCAATATCCCAGAAGCACTGGCATCAGTCCCTGAAGGCTGGAGTGCTGGTAAGGTTGCAGAATTCCAGATGTACTTCGATTCGTTGTTGGTTGGTAATATGTCCGCGAAGAGCCGACTCAAGTTCGTGCCTCTCGATGTCAGCAAGATAAAAGAGACCAAAGACGCAACGATGAAGGACACATTCGACGAATGGTTGGCGCGTATTGTGTGTTATGCATTCTCCGTTCCTCCAACTCCATTCGTCCGTGACAGCAACAAATCAACAGCAGACACTGCAAAAGATTCAGCATTGCAAGAGGGTCTGTATCCAATCATGAATTGGATGAAGCGCATCGTGGATGGCATCATCGCTGTTCGCCTCGGGAACAAGAACGTTGAGTTCATGTGGAGACAGGATGAAGCGATTGACCCGTTGCAACAAGCGCAAATCGACAAAATTTATGTTGATTCCAAGATACGTTCTGCTGAAGCAATCCATGCAGAGCGCGGTTGGGGCGACGCGGTGAAACCAACTGTCGAGACCCCTGACAACGAGACAAAGACGGATGAAGCCATTCCACAAGCAATTCAAGAGCAAGCAGATAAGCAAACACAAGGAGAAGCACCATGAGCCAAGTTTTTTCACCAAGAAACACCAATGCCATAGCAGTCACAGCAACCAGCCAATCACGTCCTCTGCCGTCTGGGACGATGGACACAGTTGTGTTCTACAACGATGGTCCAGCAACGGCGTTTGTTGCTCAAGGTGACTCAGCTGTTGTTGCTGTTGCACCTGCTCTGGCCACCAACATCGGTGCGGAAACCAATTCGACCCCGATTCCGGTCGGACAGTCTGTTGCCTTTTCACGGGTCACCGGCGCTTCTAATTGGGCAGCAATTTGCGCGACTGGTCTGACAGCCGGTGTTTATTGCACTGTTGGCACAGGAGAATAACGTGGGACGCGCCCTGTCTATTAGTCGCAGTCGCGCAGGTGGGACGCTCACTCCATCAGCACGCATCTTTGCGTCAGCCTCATTCTTCGCGCCTCTAACATCGTCGCTGACCGTAGCTAAAGGCGCAGTCCCTATCACAGTCACCCGCGCATCTACCGCTACAGTGCAAGACTTTGAGGGCGTAACTAGACTTTGCAAGGCTGGCGAGGCTAGATTCCAAGGTGCTAGACGTGTTGAGAACCTTGTCAGCATTCAGAACTTAACAAGTGCGGCGTGGACAAAAGGAGTCAATGTCAGTGCGTCGGCAGTCGATACTTTAGTTAGCGCAGACCCTTCCGTTACACGGCGCGTTACATACACCATCCAGAACGTGGCCGTAGGAGATAATTACTGCGTAAGAGTTAAAGTTACTCTAGTTTCTGGTACAGGCGTTTTTAGGCTTGGTTTTGATTTTGGTGGAGGCGCTCAAGCAT